TTATGCAAGATGGACACTTTACGGAACTAAAGAATGCAGAAATTCTACAGAACCGTTTAGATATGTTAGGCCAGATTGAAAGTTATGTGGGTACTTACTTCTCTAAAGAATATGTACGCAAAAATGTTCTTCGGATGAATGATGAAGAGATTGAAGATATTGAAAACCAAATAAAAGATGAAGAAGGTGGTGATATGGGCGGCCCAGAAGATGATGGTATGTTCGCTCACAATGACCCCTCAAAAGGAGATAAATGATGGATTCAGTAAAAGACTTTGTTAGTGCGATTGGTGACAGTGACAACCTTTCAGCAGAAACACATTTTAATGCAGCCCTTTCAGCGAAAGTTGGTGACGCATTAGAAACAAAAAGACAGGAAGTTGCAAAAACATTTGTAACTCACCATGTACCAGAGGTAGAAGATAGTGAGTAAACCTTTTTCTCAGTTCGCACAAGAACTACCAGAAAAGGACGAGCATAAGAAGTCTAGGGAATATAAAAAACTATCCCCTAAACTACAAGACGCTGTTGACGCTATTTTTAAGGAGATGGAGTCTAAGCCCTCAGATTTCCTAAATACTTTTGACAAAACTATAAATAATGTTTCAAAGAAGTTTAAAGTTCCGCCAAAGAAACTGATGGACTATTTTGAGGCAGAAGTATTATCAATTTAGGAAGAGTAACATGAAAATAATCGGAGCAGAAGAAGCACTGGCCACTGGAAGCACTAAGGGTAAAACCGCTACTGCACATTATGTATTCAATAATGGTTCTAAGGCGGCAGTTACAATTAGAAACGCTGATGATGATGGCGATACAGGCTCAATAAGAATTAATGCGAATGCTGGTGTTATTATCCATACAGATATTGGGGTTGGAATGCGTGGAGCATCCGATTTTAAAATCACTCCAATAGTTTCGGCGGGGTTCTAACATGAAACTTATTGCAGAACAGATACAAGACGTAGAATACATCCTTGAAGAAAAAGAGGATGGTAAAAAAGATATGAAGATTCGTGGAATCTTCATGCAGGCCGACCAGAAAAATAGAAATGGTCGTGTCTATCCAATGGGCGTACTTACTAAAGAAGTCGCTCGTTACAACAAAGAATTTGTTGCTGAAGGTCGTGCATTTGGGGAACTTGGACACCCTGAAGGCCCAACAGTCAATCTTGACAGGGTTTCGCACATGATCACAAAACTGGAAGCGAATGGAAAGAACTTCGTTGGTGAGGCAAAATTGCTCTCTACTCCGATGGGGGAAATTGCGAAAGCACTAATCAAAGACGGTGGTAAACTTGGTGTCTCTTCAAGGGGCATGGGTTCACTAGAAAACAAAGGTGGTGCGAATTATGTGAAAGACGATTTTTATCTCGCCACTGCGGCAGATATTGTTGCAGACCCTTCTGCACCTCAGGCCTTCGTTGAAGGTATTATGGAAGGTAAAGAGTGGGTTTGGGATAATGGATTGTTGAAAGAGGTAGAGATACAAAATATCAAAGACAGGATTAATGAGGGTGTTAGAAGGAAACAATCTAAGGTTTCCGCTCTAGAATTCGCAAAATTCTTGTCGAAACTTTAATTATTATAAATATGTAAAGATAACAAAACTCAAGGAGAAATCCCAATGTCAGAACTAGACAAGACAATTGAGGAACTAGAAGCGGAAGTTCAGAGTGAGCTCGATGAGGCTGCTCAGGATGCCCCTAAAAAGGGTGCCGCAAAAGGTGAATCAATGGATAAAGTAGAGGGTGAAGTCCAAGACCTCGGCGGTGCCGGTGAAGAGAAACCAGAAGCGGAATCTGGATCTGCAAAAGCAGGTGACAAGATGAAGAAAGCTTCTGATGCTCAAACCAAGGGTGCGAAAGACGCTGGAGGCGCAGACAAACCAACTGCTATTAAAGAACCTCTTGCTGCAGAAACCGAAATTGAACATGACGGTGAAGCACTAGAGGAAAAGGCCATGACTAAAGAGATGATGAAGTCCGAAATGATGAAAAAAATGGAAGGCATGAAAGCTCAAGAACTCAAGGCAATGTATAACAAGATGGAGATGATGGGTAAAGAAGAGGAAGAGGAAAAGGCCGAATCAAAGGTTGAAGAATCTACTCTTGATGATCGCATCGCTTCTGTAGATGTATCTGATGACGTTTCTGCTCTTACACAAGATGCAGATCTTTCTGAAGAATTTAAAACTAAGGCTGCTACAATTTTTGAAGCTGCCGTTAAATCTAAACTTCGTTCTGAAGTCGAAAGAATTGAACAGGATAAAGTTCAAGAAGTCGCTGAAGAAATCAATAGAATTCAAGATGAGTTGACTGAAAAAGTTGACAACTACATGAACTATGTTGTAGAAGAGTGGATGAAAGAAAACGAAATCGCAATCGAGCGTGGCTTGAAAGGCGAAATCGCAGAGGACTTTATCTCTGGACTCAAGGCTCTGTTTGAAGAGCATTATGTTGATGTTCCAGATGAGAAGTACGACATTCTTGGTCAACAGTCTGAGAAGATTGATGAACTTGAAGCAAAACTCAACGAACAAATTGAAAAGAGTGCTGAGTTGAAAAAGTCACATGACGTTCTTGTTCGTGAGAGAGTATTTACTGAATGCTCTTCTGACCTCGCAGATACAGAGGTAGAAAAATTTAAGTCTCTTGCAGAAGAGGTAGATTTTTCAAATGAAGAGTCTTTCAAAGAAAAACTCGACCAGCTTAAGGAAAGTTATTTCCCTAAAGCAACAACTGTCGCTGAATCTGTGGACAGTGCTTCGGAAGAAGCCCAGTCCTACGATACAACTGGTGCAATGTCCACTTACATGGCTGCAATCAGTAAAAATGTAAAGCGGACAAAAAACTAATCAAAAGTTAGTTTTTTATAAATATTATAAGAAAACTCAATAAGGAGAAACTAAAATGTTCAAAACAGAACATCTACAGGAAAAGTGGCAGCCAGTCCTAGAGCATAACGATCTACCAGAGATCAAAGACTCTTATCGTAAGGCTGTAACCACGATTATCCTAGAAAACCAAGAAAAGGCTCTCAATGAGGACAGAGGTTTCCTCGGAGAAGCTGCCCCAGTAAACTCAACTGGTTCTGCCGTTGATAATTGGGATCCGATCCTCATCTCTCTCGTAAGGAGAGCGATGCCTAACCTTATCGCATATGATATTGCTGGTGTTCAGCCAATGACTGGCCCAACAGGACTTATCTTTGCGATGCGTTCACGTTACAAGACTCAGGCTGGTACTGAGAATATGTACGCAGAACCAGAATCAGCATTCTCTGGTGCGGCTGCAAACAGCAACATCCCAGGCTCTGCCGGTACTTCATCTAACGGTGAAACTAACCCAGCAGTTCTTAACGATGGTTCGCCAGGCGCATATACTGCTGATGGTGGTATGACTACTGCAACTGCTGAAGCATTGGGTGATGCTGCTAACAACGCATTCGCTGAAATGGCTTTCTCAATCGAGAAAAACTCAGTGGAAGCAAAGTCTCGTGCTCTTAAAGCAGAATACTCAATGGAACTTGCACAAGACCTTAAAGCAATTCACGGTCTTGACGCAGAAACAGAACTTGCAAACATTCTTTCTTCAGAAATTCTTGCTGAAATCAACAGAGAAGTTGTAAGAACAGTTTATGTAACTGCAAAGCCAGGCGCTCAAGTAGATACTGCAAACGCTGGTATCTTCGACATGGACGTTGACTCAAACGGACGTTGGAGTGTTGAGAAGTTCAAAGGACTTATGTTCCAACTTGAGAGAGATGCAAACGCAATCGCTCAAGAAACACGCAGAGGAAAAGGTAACATGGTTATCTGTTCTTCAGATGTTGCTTCTGCACTGCAAATGGCTGGCGTACTTGATTATACTCCTGCCCTTAACAACAACTTGAATGTTGACGATGCTGGTAACACTTTCGCTGGTGTTCTTAACGGACGTTACAAAGTGTATATCGACCCATATGCTGCTAACCAAGCTGCAAAACAGTACTACACTGTGGGTTATAAAGGTACTTCACCTTATGACGCAGGTCTTTTCTACTGCCCATACGTTCCATTGCAAATGGTTCGTGCAGTTGGCGAGAACAACTTCCAGCCTAAAATCGGTTTCAAGACACGTTACGGTCTTACTGCAAACCCATTTGCTGGTGGTGCAACTGTCAGAAGTGGCGCACTTCAAGCCAACGACAACGTATATTACAGAAGAGTACAAGTTACAAACATCATGTAATAAGAGTTGTTTCAAGCAACCAAAACTCAAGGGGAGCAGAAATGCTCCCCTTTTTTCGTTATAAATAGTGTAAAGGAAGAACACTATGGCAAAAATTAATCCGTTACAAAGACAACCAGCAAACATGGATTTTGCATCACCTTCACAATTTAAATTTCAATTGTTGAAGATACCCAATGTAGAATATTTTGTAACAGGTGTAAACTTGCCTGGCATCAGTTTTACAGGTGACGCAACCATTAATACAAGATTTAAATCTATTGCATTCATGGGTGATACTATGGATTTTGAAGATTTAGAAATTACATTTTTGGTAAATGAAGATTTGTCTAACTATCGTGAAATACACGATTGGATGATTGGTATTGGTTTCCCTAAAGACAATGAACAATTTACTGCGGCTCTGGCTGCAGAGGCACAAACACGCCCAGGCGAACCTTCTATAGATGCACAAAGAAAAAGTGTTGGTAAACCGTCAGTATTAATGAGTGATGCAACATTAACTATTCTGACTAATAAAAATAATGCAAAGACAAGAGTTAGTTTTACCAACTGTTTTCCAACTGCACTTAGTGGACTTGCTTACAATACACAGATTACAGACACAGAACAGTTGACTGCAACTGTAACAATGAAATACGACTTGTACGAATTTGAAAGTTTATAAATATACCTGAGCAGACAAGGTGTACTTAAGCAGTATCAGTTTGAGTCTCTCAATGGTAAGAGATAACATAGAACAGTAAGTTCCAACCAATCTCTGCTCACTCTATAGGATGATAATATAATGAAACTAGATGAACTTCAGCAAATGGCTGAAAAAGACTTGAAGATGGATGACTTAGAACTTGCAGACGAGTCTCTAAGAAATGCATCCCTTCACCAAAAATATCTCAATCACTTAAACAACTACAAACAACTTCTCATTATGAAGAGAGGTGAATACAATATTCTCAAAAGAAAAAAGTGGGAATATTATTCAGGTAAATCCGACCCTGAAGTGTATCGTGATAATCCATTCGACCATAAAGTATTAAAAGCAGACTTGCACATCTATCTAGATTCAGATAGAGAATTAGTAGAGTTAAAACAACTTATAGAATACTATGAGATGTGTGTATCTACTTGTGAATCTATTATGAAGAATGTTTCTGATAGACACTGGAATATTAAGAATGCAATCGCATGGCGTAAGTTTGTAGA